GGTGCAGTTAAGTCAGGCACCCTCGGTGGAACTCTCGCCGACATCACCAGAGTTGCAGCTGAAGCTAGACTTGTGAACGAGTTTGCGATAAAGCCGACTTTGTCGGATCTTGCAAACATATTCCATTTACTAGCGGAAACCATAACTATGGCACAATCGGAATTCGCCGCGAGGGGAGCGTTACATCAGCTCTCCCATTACTCCGAACCTGAGGCCCCTGTAACTAGCGGGACTTATGGAACGAGGTATTACACACCCAGATTTCTGGGCGTAGTGGCGGAGTCCCAATTTACTGCTACGATGCAGTACTCTTACAAGTATGAACTACGTAAGGGATGGGATTTACTGAAAGTGGGGTTGGGGTTGCAATTCACCGCTGAAGCGATCTGGAACATGATTCCTTTCAGCTTCTTGGTCGACTATGTATATAAGGTCGGCCAAGCTTTCCGAGACATGAGAGTTGATCCAAATGTACAGATGAGGTTGCTACAATATTGCGAAAGCATTAAGCAATCTCGGAGTATCGGATATCATTATGATACTTCCAACTCTAACCTGCTGGCGTTTTACTGTCCTACCAACAAGTTCGGTATCTCGCATATCCCTGTAACGGGATACGGCTGGTCGCTCTACCGGAGACGCCTCGTAGCACCAAACAAAGGTGCGGCACTGCCTCGATACAAAACTGCATCGAATCGGCAATTGCTCAACTTGGCAGCTCTAGTAAGGTGTTTCTTTAATTAAGCGTATGCAACATGATCCGGGGTTGTCCCGGCGCCTCCAAGGCCGCGTTAGTGCCTTTTAAAACATATAAATAAAGGAGACATTACATGTCACTGCTTACTACCCCGTTAGTCCTGAACGATGGGTCTTCTGACCATACGTTCTCGTTCCGAGCACAGCAACCGGATAAGAAATCGGTTGTCGCTGATTACATCGAGGATGCTGCTACAATAGCCAGCAAATCGCTCATCGTGGTAAAACACGATACATCAGGCTCGGTGCCACGCCATCTACTTCAGAGAACGATCTATCGGGAGCCTGCTGCTGCTTCCGACGGTGTTCTTCGCCGCATCACCATCAACCTCACGGTTGTGGCAGATCCGCTGTTTACAATCGCGGAAGTGGAAGAAGAATTCAACATCGTTCGTGATCTCGTAGATGAGGCCGATTTGATTGACGGCCTTCTCCAGAACAAGATCTAAGGATCCGGTAATGGAAAGGTGGGAAATCCTCGTGCAGCAGATACTACGCTTGATTGAACACGTAGTGCACGAGATCGCACGGATGCTTTCGGGCTAACTTGGTTGGTCCGTGGTTGTCATGGCTGGAGGTTTAACGTGACTAAGTCGCGCAAATCTGAAAAGCCAGTAACAATTAAGGTGGGCAAAGGGTCCACACAGCAGCTGGAGCTTAAGAATTTCGCTAGCAAACACACGCGATTATCTGCGTATACGCTAGCAGCTCTGGCTGACTGCAAAGCATTCTTTCCGTCGTATACAAGTGTTGATTTTGAGCGTGACAAGAAGTACATCACGACTCGATTTGAGTGTGAGGGAATCTCTTTTGTAACGAGAACCCTACCCAGCTTCTTTGACGGCGTTCTTGCCTTCTTAGAGACTGGAAGACTGTCATTTCCCTCTTTCAAGGTGAATGGCCTTGGCTACCCCGTATTTCTACGGAAGCTAACCAAGCATGTCTTCACTCCAGTATGCGACGCAGATGAGGTTCAGAGCCTTAAATGTTTGTATCAGCTCTGTTACGCCTTCAAGAAACTCGAAGGCCCTTATCGCGAAAGTGTTATCCGCAAGCAGCTGGCGGATTTCGTTAAAGTGGACTGTGAACTCAAAGAACAATTCACAGGTGTTTTCGAGAATAAAATTCTTGATACTGCTAAGAACTTGGTTTCTCGCGTGATAGAGGGTTTAAATCCTTTTGATCGCAGCCAAGCAGCAATGTTCAAACCACGGCCTGGCCCTGGTGCGACTAACACACCCACTGAAAAACATGTGCGATTCCGACCGCATGTGTTATACACGCAATTGGCGAAGTTCCCGTTTAGGGAGTGGTATCAACCACTTTCTATGCACCCCCAGCTTAATCGCTGGGACCTTCGCGTCGGACCCACATATTCCTACTCGGATTTACCGAAGAGTGGGGATTTAACTTCTCGCTTTGAGTTTGTCCCAAAGACATTCGAAAAGGCTAGAGGTATATGTATTGAAGAGTTGGAGATGCAGTGGCTACAGCAGGGCGTAAGATCAGCCCTGTACCGGACTATTGAGGAACATCCGCTTACAAAGGGATATGTCCTCTTTACAGATCAGTCCGTGAATGGCCATCTGGCCCTCCAGGGTTCCGCAACACGTGAAAGCGCG